CTGCACTGCTGTGTCTGTCGTCGACCCTGACGCAGTCGTTCCGTTCGCACCATAATCCATAACGTGGGTCGCTGCAACGAGTTATGTCAACAAGTGCAAACCAGGTTTGCACTTCTTTCACGAAGCGCACGAGCATGATGTCGAAGAACGAACTGATCGCCCAAGGTGGCAACAGAGAGACGTCGAACGCAGTCGACTTGATTGTCGAGACGCTTTCGGCTAATCTGAAAGCACACGTCGGGCAGGAAACTCACTACGGGCGATTCGGCATAGAGATCGAATACTTCGCTGGGCAGATCAGAAGCGTTCAGCGAAGCGATGCAGTGAGAGTGCTGTTCAAGAAGTGACAATCTGAACATGGGACCATACAAGGCCCGCTGCTGCACACGAGTGCGGCATGCGGGTTTTTTTCGTTTACTCGGAGAGCAGTCATGTCACAGACGGCTGAAGCAACGCAAGCAGAACTCGACGCGATGCAAGTCAAGCTTGCAGCAGAAGTCATCGATCGAGCGAAGTCAGGACACGCACCGCGATGGGGCGTCGGCAACGCGACTGCGTATCTCAACGACATCAGCGGCTGCCTTGCAGGAGGCGTCTGCCCGACGAAGCTGCTCGGCAACAGCACACCCGCACAGTGGACGCAAGCGATCAAAGATGCAGAGAGTCGCTTGACGTACTGTGACCCAGAGATGGACGTGTTCGAGTTCGAGCACGATCTGAAGCGAACAGGCAAGAAGCTGACTGAAGGTTCAGTCATGGACTTCTCAGCGATCATCTCGACAGTCAAGCAAGATCGTGACGGCGACATACTCGTGAGCAAAGGTGCGTCAGTCGACAACAAGGCACCGCTGCTCTGGCAGCACATGGCGTTCGAGCCGATCGGCATCGTGCGAGAGTCACGAGTGCAAGCGAAGAAGATCACGGGCAAGATGTCGATCATCGACTCGCCGCTCGGTCGCGACGCTGCACAGCTTGTCGAGTTCGGCGCACTGCGTATCTCGCATGGCTTTCGCGTGTTCGAGTTCGAGCCGATGGACAACGAAGAGCGAGGCTTCAAGATCACGAAGTTCGAGATCATGGAAGTGTCGCTCGTGTCTGTGCCGTCGAACACTGATGCAGTGATCACAGCGTTCTCTGCTGAGAAGCTTCATCACCCGATGGTCAAGCAGTGGGCAGGCGCGAAGTTCAGTGCACGCCCAGTGCAAGTGCCCGGCGCTGATCTCGAAGTCACGCCAGCGATCAAGACGACAACGACGAACACGAAGAAGGTTGGCGACTGCGAAGAGTCAACGACTGTGATCGTCGAGCCGATCGGCATCGTCGCGCCGAAAGCAACAGCGAAGAACGACTGCTCGTGTGACGTGAAAGCAGACGCGAGCACTGAAGACAAGATCGGCTTGCTCGATGTCTTGTTCGCGAGAGCGTTCACTGCTGAAGAGTTCGCACTGATCGAGTCAGGCGACTTCGAGAAGCTGATCAAGGGCGGGCGAGCGCTCAGCAAAGCGAACGAGAAGCAACTGCGTGACGCGCTCGACATGATCAAGCGGATCACAGAGAACGATGACGCGACGCCCTCGATCAAGACTCTCGCCGTTGGCGCAGTCGCGAAGATCGAGAACGTCATCAAAGCAGTCGACCCAGAAGAGAGCGAAGCGAGTGCGAGTGAGTTGTTCGCGAAAGCGTTCATCGCACTCGACGGCGACGTCTCGACGATCAACACGTGGCTCGGTGTTCTTGAGACATCGAAGTCGCAACTCTTAGCACACCAATTCGACGAAGAACTCGAAGAGATGCTGAACTGAACTGTGTGGCGCTGAAGTCTCAGCGTCTTGTCTTTCTCATAAGGGAATTGGAACTATGAAACTTACTGCCGCCCTACGCAAGTGGGCAGTCGAGAACCTCGACATCAAAGCAGACGCGACTGACGACGAGATCAAGATCGCGTTGAAGGCAGCGATGGTCGGTGACGAGCCGAAGCTGTCGCTTGAGAAGTTCGCTGAGTTGTCGCAGACGAAGAGTGCTGCGTCAGATCAGATGAAGGAGTTGATCACGTCGTCGATGACGACTGCTGTTGAGCCGATCAACGAAGCGATCGCCAAGCAGGGCGAGAAGCTTGACGCTGTCATCGCAGACGTCGCTGAGTTGAAGACGGTCAAGGCTGGCGACGACGACGATGCAGACGCTGACGACGATGCAGACGACGATGCTGACGACGATGCTGACGCAGACGAAGCTGAGAAGCGCATCGAAGCGATCGTCGAGAAGTCGCTCGCGAAGATGAACGCAGGTGCTGACGTCATCGGTGGCGAGAGCATCTCGCTGAAAGTCTTCGGCAACAGTGTTCGCGTCAAGGGTGCTCACGAGCAGTACAGCACGACGAAGACTGCGCTGACGATGCCTGAGCGATCGAAGGGCGGTCGCTTGAACGCGAACGCTGGTGGCCCAGTGATCAAAGAAAAGGGCGGCGCTCCGATGGACTGCCCGTCGCAACTCGACAACGCTGTCTGCGGTGCGTGGTTCAAGAGCATGTTCTCGAACTTGCACAAGTCGAACGGACTGCCGATCGGTCGCAACATGCGACTGACTGAGCACGACAAAGACTTGATGGCGTACTCGATCCGCGAGATGAAGTGGACGGGTCCGATCGGCACGGGTCGCGGCGAGCCGCAGCACTGGGTCAAGTCTCAGAAGCTGACGCCTGACTTGCAGAAAGCGCTGCTTGACGATTCAGGCAGTGGCGGTCAAGAAGCTGTGCCTGATGCGTTCGATGACATGTTCATCACGACGCCTCTGCTGCACGGTGAGTTGTTCCCGCTCGTCAACCTCGTGAACTTGTCGCAAGGTTCTTCGATCGATGGGTTCGCGATCTCGAACCCGACGATCAACTCGAACGAAGCCGAAGGCAGTGCGATCACTCTTGAGACGACCACGTCGTTCATCAGTGCTCTCGACACTACGATCTTCCCGTGCGCGGGTGCGATCGAGATCGGTGAAGACTTCGAGGACGATTCGCCAGCGAACATCGGGCAGACGCTCGGTCTGCTGTTCGGCGAGGCGTTGATGAACTGGCTCGACAATCAGATCGCGAACGGCGATGGAACGACTGAGCCGACTGGCATCTTCACGACGAGCGGTACGACTGTCATCACGACGTCGAACGGCACGAGTGGTCCGTGGGTTGTCGGTGACGTCGAGCAGTTGCTGTTCGGTGTCAACAAGGCGACGCGAAGAGCGCTCGGTGATCGAAGCGTGTTCGTGATGAACGATACAACGTATCGTCGTCTGCGTGGCGTCAACGTCGGCTCGACTGACGCACGTCGCGTCTTCGGGATGGATCACGAAGCGTACACTGTCCTCGATCGTCCTGTGAAGATTCAGGACGACATCGCTGACAATGACGCATGCTTCGTCAACATGGCGTACTACCGTCTCTACCGTCGTCTCGGCATGCAGTTGCGTTTCGAGAACACGGGACAGACGCTCGGCTTGAAGAACACGAAGTTGGTGATCTTGCGGGCTCGCTTCGGTGGACAGATGACGCTCGCGTCGGCTGTCGCTGAGACGAACACTGCGCCAGTCGTCAACTCGTAAGCAGCGAAGCAAGACTGATTGCTTGGTGTGTTGCAGCCGACGAGCGGGCTTCGCGCTCGCTCGTCGGTTTTTTAATAAGCTACCCACCGAAGTTGAACACTGTCTCAGAAAAGGAAACGAAAGATGTCAGAGCAACCACCGAAGCTGTCGAACGCAGAGATCATCATCGAGATCGAGTCGCGCAACCGCAACGTCTTGTTCATCCCGACAAGCGATGTGCTGCGAGGCGTGTACGATCGCCACAAGCTGTACGCTGGCGCGACGAGTCGTCGCGGCTTCATGCAACTCGACAAGCTGCCAGGGATTCGCATCGCGATCAACATCGCAGCGAGCAGGGGTCGCATCTTCGACCCGATCGGACTCCCAGAGTTTGAAGAGATCGCAGCGAGTGCTGCACGCATCTTGCACAAGTGCGGACTGCGTGAGTCGCCTGAGCCGATCGCTCCATCGAAAGTCGAGAAAGATCAGACGCTCACGCAGACTGCTGTGAAGTCATGGATCTATTGGATGCGACAGCACGTCGACAACGGCGATGCAGTGCTCGTGTCCGGTACGTTCCCGTCGTACGAGACGATCGCGAAGCTGCCAGGGAAGACGCTGATCAACCCAGCAGAGACTGTCGTCGGTGCGATCAGGTATCTCGAAGATCGCCCTGAGAACAAGAACGTCATGGAACCAATGACGGTCGAGGACTGAACACGCATGCGAGTCGGCGTTGCATACCCTCACGACATCAGATCGAAGTACGCTTGGGCGGCTGACGCTCTTGCGTCGCTCGGTCATGACGTCGTGAGGATCGACAGCGTCGACTCGTTTCGTTCAGAAAGTGATCTGTGTGACTTGATCATCGTCGCACACAAAGGTGCAGGGATGAACAAGACGTCACTGACTGCTGCGATCAGAGATGCTCGATGCACTGTCGTGCAGTGGTGGTTCGATCTGATCATGCTCAACGACAAGCGACCGCTTGCAGAGCAGCAGATCATCAAGTCGTTCGGTGATCAGCTTCGGGCATGCGATGTCGTGTTCGTGAAAGAAGCAGATCATCTCGACGAGTACACAGCACTCGACATCAACGCACAGTGGCTCGACCAAGCGTGCCCGTCTGATCTCGCAGCGTGTGAGCACAGAGACTCGCCGCAGTTCGATCTGCTCGTGTACGGCACAGCAGGCAACAGCTACGGCAAGCGAGTCGACGTCGTGCGAACACTCGCGAGTCGCGGGCACAAGGTCGCATGGGCGTCACGCAGCGAGATGCCGCAGCACGCGAACATCACGCCGCTCTCGTTCGTCGCACCGCACGATCTGCCGATGCTCGCTTCAGATGCTCGCTTCACAGTCTGCATCGATTACACGCACAAGATCGAGGGCTACTGGTCAGACAGAGTATGGCTCGCGATGGGAATGGGTGCGTGCGTCGCTCACAGATCGACTGACGGCTTCAACGCACCCGAAGCGACTCACATAGACTTCGAGTGCCATGTGCGCTTAGACATCGAACTGAGACGGCTCAGAGCAGACACAGCGGGCAGACGAGCGATCGGCAACGCAGCACGCGAGCATGTGATGCGTCATCACACGTACGAAGCACGGTGTCAGGAGATCATAGAACGATGCAGACTCACAGCAGCAGCGTGAAGACGTGCAGACACTGCATGGGCAAGAAGACAGTCTCGCTGCTCGTCAAGGGCAAGACAGAGACTCGAACGTGCCCTGCTTGTGACGGCACGGGCAACGCGACGCTGAGAACAAAATAAGGAACGAGATCATGAAGATTCTAGGACATGCACGACTCGCAGTCGCAGCGACGAACGTCACGACACTCGTGAACGGTGCGCCACCACCGGCAGGCACGAAGCGTGTTGTGCTTCAAGCAGAAGTCGACGAGTTCAGATTCACGGGCGACGGCACGACGCCGACTGCGATCATCGGTCGACGAGTGATCGTCAACGAAGAGATCGCGATCGACACTGATCTCGATCAGATCAAGCTGTTCGGAGAAGCAGCAGGCTCGATCGTCAACGTCGTGTACTACGGCGAAGACGTTTAGCGAAGAACAGGACGTTCCCTAGAACTCGCAGACCGAGGCAGAGCACGATGACGGATCAACAACCTCCCGATCCCGATTCGTGGATCGAATATCGACGACTCGTGTTGGCAGAACTTGAGCGAATCAATGAATGGCTGTCGAAGATCGAAGAGCGAACGCAGACAACAAGAAGAGACGTCGCCGTGCTGCAAGTCAAGTGCGGCATGTGGGGCGCAGCAGCAGCAGTCATCGTGTCACTCGCAGCAGCACTCTTGAAATAGGAAGAACACTTCGATGATCAGCGAAAACCTAACACGCTTGCGAGAACTGTCTGTGCAACTCACGCCTGCACCAGAAGACATCGCGCGCAAAGTCGTCGAGTTATTGGCTGATGGAATCTTACT